AAGGCTTTACACTTTCAATTTCCCATACATGGGTTTCTTTGCGGCTGCCGAAATCAAACTCTGATCCCTTTTCAACCTGATGCTGTTTACGGAGTTTGTTAAATTCTTTTGCGGTTTTAACCTGGCGAGAACCCTTGAACACTACCTCTCCAAGGGCTTCATTGTTTTCGTTCTTTAAGACGATAGGTACGCCTATATGTTTTGCTGGGATTGCTCTGCCCCTGACTTCCAGCGTCTTACCGCCGGATATAATCTTTTCATCCCAAGGGCCACGGATGAATAGTTTTGTTATTTCTCCTTTTTCGTTCCAGGGGAGTTCTTGGGAGATTCCGCTATCATCTCGTTTAACTCCCTCTCCTCCTTCTCGATGTGGGCCAGTTGTTTCAGTTGTTTCGTTATCAACGACTCCTTCTCCTTTTTGGACAGGTTCTGTCCGTATATTGCGTTTCCCTTCATAAAGAGTTCGGAGGATTCCTGTAAATTGCTTTTCATCGATTTCGTTGGCATCTTTAAGCTCCTTCAGCTTTTGTTCAATTTCCGCCAGGGACTTGTCAACTTGCTTCCTGGTTTGTTCCTGCGGCCCATTGACCTGCTTAATCTGGGCAAAAACCTTTTTAACATTCTCGGTTTTATTATCACCATAGAAACATCCGGCAGCCCCAAATTTATCACAAGCGGTACAAGTCCACAAGCCTTCTTCCGCTGTCCTATCGGCAATACTAACAAAACTCGTTCCTTTTTTGGTCGTCATCTTTCCGCCATCGACAGGGCAGAGCTTCTTGGTCATCTTGTTAAATACCTTCGGGAACCGCTCCTTTACATCCGCCCTGGTTATTTCTCCGCCTTTCATGTTGACCGGCAGATACACCGCGACTCGATCGTTAATCTCTTCCAGTTGACTTTCGCTCATACCGTCAGTAATGGTGACCGCCAGCTGCATGTCCGGATTTTCCATCGCCAGGTTAAAGTTAGACGCATCGATAGAAAGCATTTTTAGATTGAAGTCGCTGACCTTTTTCAGCATGTCAGGTCGCTTGGAGAATATCTGCATTCGAATCCCACGGCGGTTTAGCTCTTTGATTAAAACAACCTGGGCTGCGGATAAATCCCCTTTATCGTTGATACGCAAAGCCAGCCCCTCATGCCCTTGCGCGGTAACATTGTAATTTTGAGCGACCGTATCTGCCAGGACATCTGGGTGATTCTCCGCAACCCATTCGGTAAATTCTGCCTTCATCAGTTCCGCTGGTCTGGCATTTGCCAGGGAAGCGTAGCACCAGATCGCGCAATCCTTACTGGGGTTACAGTTCTTAAACGATCCGGAAATATCGGTTTCCGCTTTGCGGTTGTCCCCGATAAACTGATAGGACCTGGCAAATTTTAAAGCAGCCTCTGGGCTATGTTTAAAAGCCTTAATCATGGAATATCGGTTCAAATCATCCTTACCCCATAACTTACTTGTCGCTATGTCCTGGACATCACGCCCCTCAACGGCTCGATAGAATAACTCGCGGATCGCCATCCCCCTCATAGCCGCAGCTGCCCAGGCAGTTCCTTCATGCGTCTTCATATTGGCCTTAAACAGCTTTGCTTCGGCCTTGCTCATGCGACCAATGGTTTCCTTTACAGCTTCATTAATCTCTGGATAGGGGGTGTTTAGGGTTCCTGTTTCCTCTGTCCTGGACGGACCTTTCTGCGCCGCTTGCTCCAAGATATCAGGGCTGGTCGGATCGAACTTCTTAGCATGGATGGATTTTATTTGTTCTGGATGGAAGGCGATGTAGGAGTCGCCTGGTCCCTCGGCGTGGTTTTGATAAACTATACCATCGTACCCCAACTCCTCAAGCTTGTTTTTTACAGCGGCAATATTTTTTCCTTCGTCAACTATATCCTTTATGGCTTTGTAAGCCTCGTAAGGTACAGCCGCCTCCTGGATTGCCTCTAAAAATAGTGCCGGATCAGAGAAATCCCCAGCATCATTCATCCTTAGAGGATTCTTAATACTAAGATAAACAGGAATGATTCTACTATCTCGATCTGCCTTAACATCCATTCCCACGGCAGATTTTATCCTGGACAAAGGTTCCTCTCTTCTCCAGGTAGCTAAAGTGCCAAGCCTGTTGTTGGCTTGCTCAATCGTGCCAAAATGAGAGCCTAAATCGAACTCCGCCTCCGTCTTAAAAACCCCAAAATCTTCCTCTGCTTGTGTCGCATGATAAAGAACCAGCGGTTCACCGGCTGCATCCACTACCTGGGAACCTTCGAAAAACGCATCGAACCCTGGTTCTGCTTTAACCGCAGCGGCAGCCTGGTCTAAGGTTTGGGTTTGGGCTTTTTCACCTTTTAAGTCAGCGGCTAAATCTGGGTCATCTTCAAACATCTTCTGCAAACCTGCTTCAGCATCCGATATCTCAGCTTTTAATTTAGAGTGTTCTTCACTACCTTCCTTAGTTTCATTTAATTGTTTATTTAATTTGTCTATTCTTGTAGTTACAAATCGTGCCATTTCTGGAGAAATCCCTGTGCCTTCTCCGGTATCCATTCTTTCTAAAAATTTAATTTGTAATTTAACAGCAACAAGATTTAATCTCATTCTAGCAAGTTGCTCTTCAACCGTTCCCCTTCTAGGATGATCTTTTAGCTTTTTGTTCCCTTCGGGATTAGCTAATGTTTTTTCTATAAAGGACTGTTTCTTTTTAAGACCTTCAAGATTGAAATCCTGGAATGTATGTAAAACTGATTGTTGCTCAGAATGTAAAACATCTTCAATAGATGGGGTTGCAGCGGTAGGTTGGTCTAAGGCTTGGGTTTGTTGCTGATCTCTATTTCTCTCCAATCCTTTTAGTGATTGGTTGCGTACAGTTTTATCCCCATCGATCACGCGAAAACCGTCATATCCTTTTTCTCTTAACTCTTCAACCGTAGGATCGCCCATTGCCTGGTGTTCTTCGACTGTCATCACCAGGGGTTTTTTTATAGAATCGACCTTGAGCGACATAATATTGTTAAATTCCTCAAGGGACATTTCCATAGCCTCTGCCGTGACTCTTTGGTTAGTAGCGTAGACCGTAGCCATCTTCGTAGCGTTCTCTTCCGAGGTTCCGCCTTCAATCAACTGGTCGCGATGGTCGTTTAAGATGTTGTCAAACGTATCATTTTCTTTTTGCCCTTCCATGTGCTTACGGAGAATAGTTTCTGCATCGTCATCGAGCCTTTCTGCATCTTCAACGTATTGCCGCGCTTCGGTAGGAGTGAACCCATCAGCATCAAACTTTGCATGCGGCATCAACGCAGCATGCGCTTCGGGGTTCCTGGCAATATTCGATGCATAATCTGGCAAAGGTATCCTGATCGGGCTGTCGGTTTCCAGGGCGGTTTCGTATTGATCTGTTAGCCCCAACTCTTCCATCACCGCAGCTGCATCATCCTGGTAAAATTCCTGCACCGCTGCGGAGTCCACATAAACGTCGCTGACCGGACCCTCTTCGGTAACAGCTTCTACATACTCGCGGTGCCTATCTGGTAATTGTTCTGCTAGGTTGGATTCCTGGGCGTTCTCTCCCAGGGCAGTCATCATCTTTTCGTTAATATCAGCCTGGCTGACTTTCTTTCGTTCTGCGTAGTACCGAGCCATTCCGCCAGGAGAACCCAGCACCGCAGACCCAGCAAACACTTTAATGCCTATGGTCCCTATCTGTTTGGCCGCTTCTTTTAGTTTCCTCGGCGTATCTAATTCCGAGTCAATATCCTTTGAGCTTATATGCCTGGCAACTTCTCGACTTAAAAAGTTGTTTATCTCCTGGAGAACTTCCGTCCCAGCCTCACCTCCGGCAGACTTAAATATAGTCGCTATCGCCAATACCAAAGCCTGTTTCTTGGAAACGGTCCCAAGTTTAGCCTTCTTAGCAATCGCCTTGACGATCGCTGATTTGATCGGCTTGGTAAACAACCCAATTCCTATCACTTCCAGGGACCCATTCACCCAGCCGACGACATGAGAGGTATTCTTTGCCAGCCCAGGCTCAAAACCCATGCCTATCATTTCTTTTTCAGCATGGCCAGCTTCAACCTGTCTTGCCTGGTTAAACACTTCTCCCATCGCAGCAATCGTACCCATAAGGGTCCCAGCTGCCGGAACGGTTACAAGCTCTTCGGGCAACCCAGCGAGAGGCCCTGCTTGCCCAGCTATAGCCGCAGTAGTGGCACCACCCAATGCTCCGGCGGATGCCTTTTTCGCAATTTCATCCAGCCCCTCAAACACTTGACCGACCAGCAATGCCGCTTCTCCCAGCGGTCCTGACGGACCAAAAATACCATCCTTGTCCGCATGGTATCCTTCCAGGATTTTATCGATCTCCTCGATCCTTTTTATACTTTCTAGTTTTTGTGTTTCATTGAGATTACCTTTGTTGTAGATACGCATTCCTTGTTCGTGAACCAACCGGCCTTCATCGAACATATTCCCCATGTCCTTCCAGATAGTTTCGTACCAGGACAGGTTCTCTATGTCCTCCGGCACCGCCATGACTTCCGCCAGGGTTCTATCTTTAAGCAACTCTTTGAGGAAAGGAGCTTGCCCCAGGGCTTTATTAGCTTGGTTGATCTTGATCTGATTCTCTGCAAACTTCGGATCCGCTTCGACTCGTTCCGCTGGCACCTCTAACTCACCAGCCATTTGCTGATTTTTAATTACTTCCTGCGGATTACCTTCCAGGGATGTTTCCAGGTTATGTTCAACGCGAGCCGCATCTTCCTCTTCCTGGATACCATGCATCGCCTCACGCAACTTCTTGAGGCCATCGCCTTCTACCGCTAAAGGAGAAAGTCCAGTTTCCTGCTCGCCTGGGTCAGGCTCGCCGATCAACGGTTCATCGAGAACCGGATCGCGTTCCATCTCATAGTCAGTCAGTAAACCCATTTATTCGTTCTCCGATTTTAATTCTTCAGCTTGTTTAATAATATAATCATAAGCCTTCGCTGCGTATGGTCCATAATCACGCAGAATGATTGGCCTGGCTTTCTTCATACCGGACACGCTCAGCCCTCGGCTATGCTCTAGCAAGGTTCTGCCGGAAATAGTTTTATTCCCATCCGGGTTTTCTATACGGACAGAACTTAGAACAACCTTCGGATGTTGCCCTCGCCAAAATTCAGCCAGAACTTGATAAGTATCGACCTGACCGCTTGCCTTGATCTCACCGGCCAACTGCCTGGAAGTTTTGCTGTCCATCTCACTAAGCCATACTTCTATTTTGTTGATAGGCACAACTTCATCGTCTACCAGGACATACATGTTTTTAGTTTGTACTCCGTCTGCCAGGGCCTTGTCGTAATACTCATCAGCATCATCGCCAAACTGAAAAAATCCTTCCTGCGGATCGGGTTTATCCCCTGGGTCTGCATAATAAATCTTATTGTTAGCAATGCGTCTTGCCACGGTTGTTTTTACATGGGGAGGCATATCACTACCCCAATCACGTTTCCAGTTATCTTCCTCACGCTCTGCCGCACTCCCCAAAACTGCGAACAACTGGACATTGTCTATTTTCTTCTTATTGGTTGCCGCTATCAATTCGTTATCCAGCCGCGTTGTAATGCCGCGTCCTTGAGTCGCGGTACTAGCAACGGCAATCGGATATTTCTTTTCCAGTTGTTTTTCGTATTGAGGGGTTAGCGTCCTCTCGACAATCGCTTTAAACTCTTTATCATCTGGCTTTCTCCCATTGTTTTTCGGGTCTGCTGTAAAAGCATCGACTTCGGTTTGGACCGCTTCCCTAGCCGTTCCTCGCATCGGTGCGTAGTCTGCTCCTGTCCAACCCCACCTATCAAACCTGTCTGCCAGCCTGTCTTTCCGGCTGCCTTCCGCTCCCTCTTTCAGTAGAGTAGTTTTTCTTCGCATGAAAGATTGCAGGGCTTGTTGTCTAAGTTTGCCGCCAAACTCTCTCTCTATATTAAGAGCCTTGAATTTAGCCGGATTGTTGTAATACATTTTCTCCAGGATTTCATAATTAGTAGAATGTACTTCTTCTGGAATATTCTGGACTCCTAGAAGTTGCTGTTTGAGTTCAGCATCCAGTTGGTTTTTTTCGGTGACCCCCAGGTTATCGTAGTGAGCTTGCATCGATGGCGGCAGGTTGTTAAAGTCAATCGGAGTGCCAGCGTCCCCACCTTCTATCGAAACTTGTCCATCTTTGACGTTTAACTGGATTTGTGGGTTAATACCCTTGTTTTGTCTTATCCACTCGAAAACAGCATTGGCGGAGTTCTCGGTCCTTTTCGCATCGCCTTTAGCCGCTGCCGTTTCTAAATAACGGTACTTAACCATCGCCGCACTTGAAATTTCCTTATTTTTCTCACCGAATATAATGGTCAAAGGATTGTTAGACTCCAATGCCTTGGCTGCCAGTGAAGAGGACTCAACATCCACCGTTTCTTTCCACATCCTGTTCCCTATGGTTTTGCGAGTTGCCTGGTTAATATCTTTCTTATGTGTTTCAAAATATTGTTTGGCGGTCTGCAAATTCTCGGCGCGTTTATCTCCGCTGTTTAAAAGATTATCAATCACGCCCTGGTGTACCGTGGACTTGTATACATGTATATCTATCGCGAGAGAGTTTTTATCGGTCAGCCCCATGGCCTTCGCATTCGCCCTGATCGCATTAACTCCTTCCAAGATATGTTTGGTGCGTTTTGCATCAGCCCCTGGCGTTCCAGTACCTGCCTGGATTGCCTCTGTCGCAGCCCACTCTGCCGCTTTCTTGTTAGACGCGATCATCGCTGTTACTCGTTCTTTATCTTCATGCAGCCCGATCGCATGCAGGTGAGCGGATCGACGATCCTTGATGATCGTATCTACCGCCAGTTTTTGTCGGCCATCCATCTCTTGGTACTTATCAAGAAAATCATTATGCAACCTTGACATCTCCCCACGTTGTGTAAAGGCGGCCTGGGCATCAGGGTCTTTCTCATCCCAGAGAATCTCTGCCCCTTCTGGGCGATGGTAATCATCTATCTGGTTTGGCCTTAAAGGGGACTTATAGTTTTCCCAAAGAGAAGATTCTCTACCTAATATCCCTTTTGCATTGTTACCTCTTTTATTAGAAGCAGATCGTTTCCGCGCAAACTCGTATTCCTTCCAGGCGGACGATGCGTCCTGCACAATCGTCAGGTCCAACTGGTTTTGTTTAGCAATCACAAAGTCCTGTATTTTATCCGCTGCTACACCGAACATTTTAGCAAGTTCCACTTCCTCCCCTCCCAGGTTCTCGATCGTAGCGGTATTACGAAACGAAGGGGCGTTAAGTGGTTTTAGTTTTACAGTTGGCTCATTAACGAAAGGCATTCTTGGCATATTATTTAACCTATTTTTGAATATTTGTATCCAGCGTAATCACCGGCGGAACCTAACAAGCTCGACATAAACGCCATTGTTCCTGCTCTACTAGGGCTGATAGTCGATGCCTTTGCTGACGCGATATCTGCTTCGTTTTTATAATTAAATTTCTTGATATTTAATCCAAACACTTCGTTGTCGGTATTCGCCGCAATCGCTTCTCGATCAACCGCCTCGATCACGTTGGTACTCAACAATATATCCAGCGGTGTTCCGCCGGTCATCAGGATATTCCTGGAACCCCAGCCAGCCTTTTGGCTTGCCTTCATGTGCTTGTACCTTAACCGGTTGGCATTCTCTTCGGCGCGACCACGTTTCTCGGCGTTGCGTATTTCCGCCATCGTCAGTATCTGGTTGTTCTGCGCGTTTTGGATAATGTGATGGTAGTAGGATAGCTCGGTAGTGGCTTCTGCCGTTGCCCCATAACTAGCCATCCCTGCCTTGAACATACTTGTCGCTGCGAACATCGTTCCAAAACTCATTTTCCGGCTCCCTTGTGATATTTATTAATCTGGTAACCCTCTAACTTGTAGCCCAGTTTCTCGTAGAGTTTTAAAGTTCTCTCAGCGTCCACTCCGGTTGATATCCCGAACCTAAGAACTTCGGCCCCATTCGCGAAAGCCCAACTCTCAAACGCTTTAATCAACCGATAGGCTGCGGTCCCACCACGCCTGGATTTTGTTACAAACAAACAAAGGTCATTCGCCATCAGCGCATTCCCAAAGTAATGAGGGACAATCACCCCACAAAACATTCCTATCGCTTCGCCGTTGACTTCCGCCAGGAACGATGCCCCATGCTCGGTCATAGATGGGGAAGCTGCCAATGCTGTCAATTTCGCTTCATCAAAGTCAATCATGTCGAAAGTAGGGGCCTCTTCATGCATTTCCCTTCCCAGCCTCACCAATGAAGGAATATCATCGGTATCTGCCTTTCTTATCACCATGGCGGTTTTTGTTTTAGGCTGCGCCAAATTCAACCTCCGTTGTTAAAGATAATACGGTTAAGGGCGAGGGGTCCGTTTGCCTAACCACGATCTGCCCACCCCTGGTCCAGGACGCATCCAGGGCAATCTCGATCTCGTTAGAAACTAACGCGGTCGGTTCGCCATAAGCCTCGCTGGTTCTTTGGGCATATGCCACCAGGTGATCGTAATCCGGTCCCACCTGGGAAGGACCTCTCGTTGTATCCACTCTAAGATGTATTTTTGAAACTGATTTTAATTGTCCCTGGCCCAGACCGTCCCCTTTAGCTTGCACGATAGGGAGTGTTTGAATGTCAGACGTATAGGATAATCCAATATGAATACGGCCAGCCCCCTGGGTAAGAGTAATCGATCCATCCGCTGCCACGGTTTGTTTGGGAGCTACCGATCCATCCGCATAAATAGCTACACTTTCACCTATCAGGTGATGCAACCCATTCACAACGGTGATTTCTTTTCTCGCTTTGCCCCCTGAAACATAGGCCGTATATGCGGCTCCGTCGATTCCTGTTTCGTTGGTCACCGCAATCCTGATCGGGTCATCGCTCGCAATCGCCAAAATACTGGCGGTACTGAGTCTTGGTGTTTCCGTGACCGTTATCACATTAGCTGCTGGGTTTGGTGCGGACAAGTTGGCTATGTTATTTAACCCAAGGACTCCGCCAGTACCGACCGCTATATTGTCAGCAACACCATTGTTAGTCCCATCTCCCAAGGAAAATTCGTTTGGGCTTGCCGGGGGGTCAGCAGCGGTAGCCGTCATAACAACGGTCGAACCGTCTGACAGGGTTAAGGTGATCTTGGTTCCGACCGCTATATTGGCTGCATCGGTGACCGTAATCGTCGCCGAACCATTCGCCCCTTTCAGTTCAAAGGTATTTGTTGCTTTATTCTGCACGGTGTACCGGTTGCCATTGAGCTCGGTCATTCCTGTTTCCGTGCCTATCCCTGCCATATCTGTAATCTGTACCATATCGCCGTCTGAGAAGCCGTGTGAGGCCGCTGTGATAACGACAGGGTTAGCTTGGGTTGCTGCTGTAATCGTCTTAGGATCGTCATACGATAGCCCAGAATCCACATGAAAAGCATCCTCGACCTCGGAAAATATCCTGGAATGCAACCGCTCGATAAACCTTCGGTCCACTCCATTGATCCTGCGCTTAATAACAGCGTACAACATTTTCTCGCCGCCGCTTTCTGGGATAACAGCTACAGATTCAAATTCCCCGTCAGTATCATGCAGATGCCACCCTAGAATATCTGGCTTCTGGCCGGACAGATACGTCAGCCCAACCAGTTTCCCGTCTGACCGTACCGACCAGATAAGGGATACAGGTACGCTTGAATAATCCCAATCCGTGATTGTGTAACCATCAAAGAGGTGCGGGGCTATTATCGATACATCTCTAGGCTTATATTTATCCGTTTCAAACGAATAGTTCATGTCATACACATGACCGCCCAGGTTGGCGATAAAAAGAATCGCATCACCCGATACGATCGGTCTTCTCTCGGAACATCCGACATAGCTCTGCGGTCTTAACGCAATGGTCGTGGGCGTGAGAGCATCTGAGTTCTCGGTAAACAGAATCCATTCGGTAGCGCTGGTAAAGATCACCAGCTTATCTAAGGGAACCAAATGCCTGATACGATTGAACTGCCTGGAATCGAGGGAGAACTGGATCGCATCGTCGTCCTGGGAGGGGATCGACTTGCTTAGATTCGCCCCCGATCCAGCACGGCTCATCCATGTTGTTTGAGGATTATCGTTGGTTGCTGAGAAAGCTCTCCGCTGGTCATGGTAAGAAACAGAAGACGGGTAATTATCAGTCGTCCCGAATGGGGTTTGGTTCTCAGGTGGTGACGTCAGGAGATCAGCTTCGATATTGTCATCTTTAAATGTGAGGTCAGGGGTTTGACCAATGTAGCCATGCACCCCATTATCGTCCTTATATATATTGTATCGAACCGCACCAGTAACAGCGCCCCAGGTAATCGTGTTGTAGTACGTCGCGGTCGTTAGATCGTTGGTTACCGATACCTCGCCCGAAGCGACCGATTCTTCTAATATGTCAGACTCAAGGGCTGTGACCACATACTTGTAAGTCACCGATCCAGAGCCTACGGTCGCCGCCACCGCAACGCTACCTGGAGCGGTAACGCTTGGGGCGAAAGTAATAGCTGCCAGGGTCCAGCTGGTTGCCCCCAGTCGTCTTAGTTCACGGGGGGCGTACGTCGGATGACAGATTGTCATAACATCGGCTGATTGCTCGTACTGGAGTTCAAATAAATCTGCTGTTACATAGGGTGTAACCAAGGTAAATACTCTAGCCGCTGTCCCGGCAGAACCGTAAGCGGTGTACGCCGATGAATTAATGTCGTTATCTTGCAGATCGGTGATCTCGAAGGTGTTTGTCGTCTTACTGGCAACCTTGTAATACCTGCCATTGAGCTCCGTCATGCCGACCACGGCAGCGATATACACTTCTTCGCCATCTAAATAGCCATGGCTGGTTGCAGTAATCACGCAGGGATTCGCCTGGGTCGCGCCTGATATGGTCTTAGTCGCCTCTAGCACTGTGGCCCCCTCGGTATGAATCCTCATGTAGAGGTTGCCGAACTCCAGGCAATAGGCTTGGTCGGTATTAAAAATATAGGGGATTATTTTAGTTGCCGCTGAACCACCGTCTTTGACTTCCTTGACGTACTGGAATCCTTGGCGGTTGACCAATGGACCATGCGGAAGTGGGTAGAAGTTAAGACATTCCGCGAGTCCTGTCTGGTAGTGATTAAGATCGATGCGTCCGAGCATTTCGGGAGCAATAACCCCGCCCCCGAATGAGCGTTGATGTATTCTTGCCATGTATGCTTCCCTTTAAGTTCTAGCTTTAATCCCGCTAGGTTTATAAGTAGCGAGATTCAAATCCGTCTTACTCAACTGTTTACCCTGGGCCGCGTCAATCGCTTTCGCTTTCCCCATATTGAAGTTGTATTGCTGGATCGCTATTTCCTTGATCTTAGCTTCCCTGGTAATCGGAAGGGCTAGATAAGAGGCCAACAGCCACGACAACGCATGGATAAACAAGGGAGGATACTTGGTCGTATCTTCTATGATCGCCGTGTACCAGAGTTCCGCATTATCCGTATTCGCCAGGATAATGGTGCCATGAGTCACATGGCTCTCGGTTACAAACTGGACCGGAGTATTATATTCCTCAACTACTAACTGTCTTGCCACCAAGTAAGGATTCGGTACGGTGTACCAGTATTGCCAGCCGGAAGGGGCTGTCCCTGAAATCTGGGCCAGAATCTGGCGGCGTTTAGCAAACCCCCAATCAAACTCTGACAGGCATTCGTCCCTGGCAATCGGATAAAACTTACCGCATTGGGCCGCTTCCGCGCTCCCATCAGGCGGCACGATCGCCGTGATCTCAGCCTTGTTGCCTATGTGTCCTAAAGCTAGGTTGCAAATATCAACTGCTGAAGCCATTTACTTTCTCCGTTTAGAGGACTTCTTTTTTTTCGGTTTCTCCGCTGGTTTCTCCTTGGATTCTCCCATCGGTTCTTCCCAGGGGTCTTTCTTGACGTTGTGGATGTTCCCTCCAGCCCTAGTCCCTGTGATCTTAGAGGTAAAAGGCATCGCCTCTTTAGGTGGTGGTAATTCATCCTCCACTCCAATCATCCAGGCCCCGCGCTCTGACTCGTCCTTAATTTCAAAAATGTCACCAGGTCGCCTTCGCTGCGCTCCATAATAGCCCATGACTTTCGCTTTAACTTTAATGCTCACAAGTCACCTCTTTTTTAGGTTAAATCATCTACCACCTTCATGCTGCCCCACCACCAAAGCCACCGCCAAATCCTCCACCAAATCCCCCAGGAAGCCCGGATGATTTCCGTGATGATGACACTGGTTTCCTCAACTTCTTTTTTTTTCGCTTTTTACGCACTTCCGCACTTTTAACGCTTACTGTCCCACTCCTACGCATCTTCATTGGCAGTTGTCCTCAAAAGATTAGACCATCCAGTAAAACACGGCGGCGACTGCCCAGCCAGCCATGAACCAGATGAAATTATTCCAGTTCAGTTCCATGTCGTTTCTCCTTATTTGAGAATGCTTTCGCTCTAACCATTCTTTTGTGTTAAGCCACATTAATTATTCCGCATAAAGGTGAAGTGGCGGGGAGCGAAGGAGGACCCCCCACCACCTCTGAGGGCAGACGCTACCTAAATAGCGTCAGCGTAAGATGCCCAGCTGTACGCCTCTTGATCTGATAGATAAGCATCTACCGTGATCGTTGGCGACGTACCGGCTAAAACATACTCAACCCCGATATACCTAAGTACACCTTCAGTTGGGACTGCCATTGTGAAGTTGTATCCTGCTACCAATGTTCCGGCAACAATCGCTCGACTTGACAAGACAGTTCCTAAAGAAGTCGCAGCACCTGTAGCAACGCCAAATGTATAAGTCTCATCGGCGGAGGTGAAGTCAGCTGCAACGGTTACATTAAAATGAATGAACATGGGTTTCCCCGCTCCGATCTGCCTGGCAGTCTGAGTAAGGTCAACCACATTCGTGGAGTCCGCTGATGCCGTAAGGGCCTGTGCGGACGAAAACTCTAGTCTTGCATCTACTAAGCTCATAACTATATCTCCTAAAGATAGTTAATGTTTATATTAATAAGCACCCACCTGTTATTAGGAGATGGTAGCTTCTGTACTGGTTAAAGAATCACAACGCCTGACAGGAATGCCGTCAAAGCTCATAACGTGTTTGCCTCCCACCTGGTCCATCGTAAGATTGACGTTGGTGGTGTTGGCGATCTGCCGACGGAGCGTAGAACGAAGAGTGCGGTTCATATAGAACGCAGGTCGTCCCTTGCTTGCATTCGGCAGCAACTCGATAGCTTGCGCCATGAGGTCAGTAATATCCGCCGAAGACCCGGATTTATCCCCAGTTAAATTAGAGATATCAAGGTTGCAGATACGAACTACATATCTCCAATCGCGAACCGAGAGCCCGCAGTCCCACTTGTAGTGAGAGCGGTAGGCTTCCATGCGACCTGAGTTGGAACCATCGGAAGCATCTTCCAATGTTACCTGGCCCTTGTCGTTGAACTGGAGGCCAGCCTTAGACCCCTTGGGATAAATACCGTGAACGGTATCATTACCCCAGGATATCAGCCAGATCGAACCATTGTCCGAACCAGCACCGCCGCCGAGGATGATATTATCCGCGTTAGCTGGACCTGAGTTATCGTTAAAACGAGGCGCGAACCCGGTAAACTCTTCCGGTGCCGTGCCTTCGTTCCCATACATCACGGTGTTAGCGAACTCCTGAGACATCCCCTCGATATGAGCTTTGTCTTCAGTCATTCTGAATGCAGCGGTGTTGCCGTTCAAATCTGCCAACGCCTTGTCGATCTCCGCATACGCCTCAAGCATTCCGGTCGTATCGGTGACCTGGACGTTTTCAGCCTTGTTGGGCTGGACTCCGCCGTACAATTTACGCCAGGTTGGAGCCGGTAGGCCCGCCCTGATTGTGGTTCTATGCCCGGTGGGTAGGTTACCTTCGACCCAGACCATATCGTCAAGCATCTCGTTCGTTTCGTTGAGTATTTCAACGATCGTTGCGATTTTGCCGTCCGGGTCCGTGGCCTTGGCAACATCCGCCAGGGTTGGATTAGTGACTGCTAAAGTAGCCATAATTCAATATCCTCTACTGTAATGGTTAAAGTTATTTATGTGATTCTCCATACATAATGTCCGCATGAGTCTTTTGCTTTTCTACGGGTTTCATGTCGCCATGGACATGAGAATCCTCACTCATAGCTTGGTTGATACGGTGAAACACACGAATCATAGCAGGATGATTACCCCATCCTGACTCGTTCATAAGGACTTCCACCTCCGACATCTGCTGCCCTTTCATCGGGCCTTCATGATGTAGAATGGCTTTACCATCCTTACCTACCGCTGGTTGTGAAAAAGAGTTCATCACCTTTCTCGCTCCCGCCATGTTTTCCGATAGACTCGAACCACCAAACTCCTTGTCAGTCATGGCTTCGCTAGCCCATTCCTTACGTTGAGTTGAGATTAGAGCTTCGTAGGAATCTTTCTGCTTCCCTAGAATCTCAAAGTGCTTGTCTACCATCTTTTGGGCAGTTGCCTGGTCGAGATTAGAATCCTTAAACAAACCGCTAAGGTCTGCTTTCGTGGAGTCGTCGATCTCAAACCCTTCCGGCGCGTTGTACTCGATCTCATCCTGCGGTTGCGCTTCTTTGCTTTCACCGGCCTCGCTATTAGTTTGGCTCTCTTGGGTTTCAGCTTGTTCCGCCGTAGCTTCAGCTGTTGCGGATGTATCTTGTTCTTCGCTCATAAATTTCTCCTTAAATATTCAATAAACATTTTTTGTGCTAACTCTGCGTCTGCCTCTGCTATCTCTCCATAAATCCTAAGACCTGCCTCACGCTTCCCCATGGCCTTGTAAATCTCCACATTGTTGGTGCCTGGGATCACCTGGAATACTCCGTGAAATTCCACCATCCCGCTTATGTAACGCCTACCAGGCGCGGTGTTCAGTATCTGTCTTAAATCATCCAGCCGTTGGTCTTTTTTAGACCTCGAATCATCCTGTTTTTTCTTCCTCGCTTCTGGATCGTAATCGCTCATAGTTGAGTGAATTGTTCTGCCACGTTATCAAGCGCCGATCCGTCGCCAGACTGGGTTTCGCTTAACGTCTTAGCTGTCTTTGCCAGTTCCGGGAGATTCGCAGCTTCTTGTTGTCTAGCCTGGTCAGCCGCTCGTTGCTCGCGGATAACAGCCACCTGGTCGTTCGCCACGATCAAGCTAGGCGAGATACCCAACATATTGCTGTATTCATCGATGATCTGGTCGGCATCTAGTTTATCCAGGGCTTCCGGCTTGATCGCGCCCATCTGCCCAACCGTCCCTACGATCCGGTCAATCGCTCCGATACCTACCGCCTTTTGAGCCTGGGCCAGCATGGAAACATACTCTATGTTGATGTTCATGCCGGTCAGTTCTTCTGGTGGTGGCGGGAGCATCCCCTCCTCTAGCGCGATCGCGAACGCGTTCTCTATCAATGGATCGAGTAATTCGTTCTGGTTGCGCTCCAGGACGGGTCCTAACACCAGGAGTTTCTCTTCGTGGCGCTCCTCGATCTCCCTAGCCGTGATCTGTCTGCGATCTGACAGCGCTATCATCTGGAATAAGTCGGTAAAAAAGGATGAGTTGATCCTATTGCGAACATCCTGAATATCTTCCAGGAGGTGCTGCAAGTTCAACTGGACCTCGAAAGCGGATCGGATACCGCCGCTTGGAGCCGCAGGGTCGTAGTAGCTGATTCCACCAGGGAGAACGTCTTCGCTCCCACGCAGGGCCGTTGGCACTTGCAGGGGAGGATCAGCCTGGTAGTCAATCCCCTTAGCTTTCTTTAATTGGTTATCTTGTAATTGAAGGATATCACCCAAGGCAGTCATGCCAGGACAATCAGAACCGTAAATATCGCCGCCCCTGACAATCCATCTTGGGGTCAAGCCAGGGAACTGCTTGAACCCGGATTCTCGTAGGGTCCTGTTTTCCTCCGCGTCCACCTCGATAAAGACGGACTCGAACGGAAAGTTGATATTGTCTGATTTAGTTACATCCCTCTCGGTTCGCGGTTGGATCGCATGAACTACGGGATGCCATTCATCGCGAATACCACGATCGTATATTGCCTGGACTGCCCGGCTAACATTATCATAACCAAACTCATTAACTATAGGACCTGTCTGCATTTCAAATTCTCGGTAAACCGTGTCAACCGTAGAACGGTTGCTCTGCCCCAGGAAAAACTCTCCTACTGTATGCGGGTATAGACGGATTAAATCCTTCTGATCGCGGAACAACATAGCGCAACCGCTACCAAACGCCCCCATCTCTTCGTACAATCCATGCAGAACCCTATAGGTATTTGACCTGGCAAAGACATCTCGAAGGACCGAAGCCGTTTCGTCTAACCAAATGCGAACTGGGTGGAATCCCATAAGATCACGATCAGGGAGAGCTAGCTTAAACCACTTCCTAGCAGGTGAGCTCATCCCGGCCATCATGCCAGCGGCAAGAATGCCGAGAGCCCTGGTACCCGTAGAGTCAAGAATGTCAAGGTTCCTGCGCTCTCCCTTGTTGCGATCCTGGAGGAAGTACCGCCCGGACCTGGGCAAGAGGTTATCGGTAATCTTTTTCCAATGGCTGATGTAACTCTCTCGCTCTAGCTTTAAGCGAGCCAATCGCCTCATGTATTTTGCGTTGTTTTGGACTTCTAGGTCTGCCATTTTGTCTCCATTATTAGCTCAAGCAGAAGATAGAATACTTCCGCCTAAGTTCAGGTCTTCGTCCCCTATCCCGGTACTCCCTGTAAGGAGCGTGTTGGGAGTTGCAACCCCGCTTCTCGCCTTGGCCGATTTGATCTTATCAGCCGTGGCTTTATTTGCATCTTTAGATGCTTGCTCCACTTTTGATACCGGCATGGGCGGCAAAGCTGGCTGTTTCGGTGGATTCATTGCCTGGGCTAGTTGAATCCCTGTCCCGACTACTGCCATCGCTGCCATTACCCCAGTTCCTGTCATCTCAATATACCTCCTCACATAACCAAGAATTTGTTAATAATCTTACGTTTTGTTTGTTTATCTGGTCTGTAACTTCATCAACCCATTGATACGGAACTTCTCTAGGGGCTGGCCCCCAATCCTCAACCATCGGACCCGCAGCTTCAATCCCGTTTAAATTTATCGCTCCAATAGGTCCAGTCATTGGGCCAAACATAACCATACGCCTTGCCTTGATGTTTCTAAGGCATTCAATCCTCCACTTGTACCTAGATTCCTCTACCGCTACCCCCGTAATAACATTAAACGGCCACTTGATTAAACCTCTAGTAGACAATGATTCCATGCGTTCAACGCGCTTAGTCATCACCTCGAACTGATGCCAATTAGCTTTGTCCATCGCATCAAAGACTTCCTGTATAAACTCCAGGCGGATGGCTTCGTGGAATAAATCGCTCCCCGCTGCAACCATATAAGCCGATGGAGTTTTGTTTTCTAGCGGCTCTGTAATCCTCTTCATGTGCATCTTCGGATGGTAGTCCGTGCCAAGTGCTTGTGACTCCCAATAGGTTGGGCAGTTGTCGCATCCGGGGCTTAATCGTTCACAACCCGTAACAATGTTCCAGGCGATAGCATTCATAGTGTCCACGCCTTGTGAATGTGGGGTTGAGTGGAAAGAACTAACCCGTCTTTGCCAGGAGACAACACCGCTCCCTTGGTAAATGACTGTATTCCAACCGTTACCCCGTTAGATAAATGGCCAGCGATCGGGTCTAATGGATGCGCTTTCATGGTTACTATATCCCCTGCGAGTAGAGCTTTATGCTGCCAAGGCCCAGGTGGAACTTCTTTAGTTTCTTTCATCCCATATTTAGCTGTGATCCGGTCCATAGTTTCAGTTACCGATCCCTGGGCAAACTCCTTCAACAACCTAAACGCCTTAGTGCGCGTCTTGTATCGACCACGAAACCATTCCCCGATATCTACTTCCGTAACAACCCTTACTGCGTCTGCTACAAACATGCAGCAATCATTGGTCCCCCACTTAAAAGGGGACTGAGCCCTAGCCTTAAACAACTCTGAGAGTCTTTGTTCCCAACCCTTGGTTCGTTTCATTAGCCACCTAACATTGATTTACCGGTCACCAATCCTTGATCTCCGATTCCCTGAGCTCCTGTAAGCAAGGTCCCACCAAATCCACTAGCAGCACCCAGCCCAGCGGTCTTCTTGGTTTGCTTCTGCTTAACAGCTGTTGCTGCTGGCCTTGCTACTTGCTTAACCGGCGCTGGTACATAAGGAGCGGGGGCTGGAGCTCTTCCTCCGCCGCCACCGCACATTAAAACTGATAGTAATTCAAACATCTTTTAGCCTCCTAATAGTGTTTTCCTACCTAAATTGCCTTCGTTACTGCCGCCACCTATAAGGTTTCCTCTCCGGTCTGCGCCTTTTGGGGAAGAGGCTGATGTTTGCCTGGTCCCAGATTTAGCCCCGGATTTAGTCCCAGTAGCAGATGATTCAGCCTTCGCTTTCGCTATTAGTTTGGCGGCATCAGGAAACATCAAGTTAAACGCAGGTGTACCTGGCGTCGTAAATCCACACATTATCGTTTCCTCGCAAAAGGCCTGTACTCTCTACGTTTCCTCGCCATATCACTACGCTTGCCAGCCATTCCTTTCGGTGCTACCGGGTAAGCGAATGTAAGTGCCAGGGCATCTGCCATGTCTGGAGAAGCTAAGCCACGTTTCTTCATGTCCTCTTTCTTTTCAAGCTGTATCTTGTTGGTAGGAGTGAACCCGTATTCCAGGCCGGTAAGGTCGTCGATGAGCTCCCGATCGTTAGGAATCGCTCCACCGTCCAGCCATTCACGCATTCCACCCCACATCTCGGCACGTTTGTTGTTGTACCTGGCATCTTCAGCCTTGCTGCCGAAGTTAACCTCGATGCAATCGACATGGAGTTGCCTTAAGCGATCCACAACCCCGCCACCAACTCCGCCACCATCAACGAATACCGTGTCTACCTGGTTGATCGCGACAAGCTCTGATACTCTCGCTGCCAGCTGCATTGTGTCAAGGTCCCTGTACTTGGTCCATTCGATTGTCCTGGCATCTCTGCCTCTTCTCAGGCAACAAACAGATTGGTCGTCACCGAATCGGGCTACATCAACGCCGAGGATCAATGGTTCTTGCAGGTAGCACTTCGCTTCTCGTTCCACCGCATCATCCACCATATCGCCTGATATGAACTGCATGGATGAGGTAGATGGGAACGTGCCTCTAACACGAACCTTTATAAAATCAGACTCTTCCCCGAAGTCATCAACCCATTGAGATAGCTTACGCTTGTCGGTCATGCGACAATTACGACTATCGATCTGCCTGGTCTTCCATCGGTGTTTGAACTTGCCAAAGCATTCTCTGAACCGTCCAGTGTTCCTGGTTGGGTTGCCAAACACAAACCACATAGCCCCAGCTGTAGTCATCGC